TTGGTTATCATAATTTGGCCGTTGTTTTGGTTCTGTATAACACATTCCAGTTCCAATCCAACTAAATTTACCGGTCGTCGCTCGTTATTTCTAATCACGAAGTCCAGTGTATTGGTCACACCTTTGTAACATTTTATATCATACTGTATCATAGGCCAATTCACATATGCCGGGTTTGCATCCCACGATACCAGCTGTATGTATTCCTTGAAACTGAATAGGAAAACTGTCGGCATGGCATTCCATTTTATATTATACCCTGAAAGTATTTATAAATACCTATAAGCAGGGCACAGCACACATGATAGATACCAAACAATTATTGCAGGAAAAGTTTCCATTTCTTACAATTATACGACATCTTAACAACGAATACCTCGGCATTATACAAAATGCGGATCAAACCTTTGTCAGCATGTATATCATGGATAATACATTTACCGAACAGATGAAGAAAAACTTTATGGAATGCGGAGACACATGGTGGTGGGAAAGCAATCGACAAATTCCCATAAACATGTTCATCAAAGAACGTTTTGCAGAATTCAAACCCAATCTACGAGTATTTGCCAGTAAAGATACAGAAATAGTACAGGGGCCCGTCGTTAATCTCAAAGACACTATGAACAAACGTGTCAAACGCAGAACTATACAGCTAGTGAGAATAATCTAATGAATCAAGCAGATCTAGAACAGATTCGTGAATATACCAACGCTATGAGAAATTTTATACGGCTTAACGACCCAGGTGCAATATTGTGGGCAATTAATAATATGCCACGTTATCTTGTACCACATGTTAAACATGTATTAGAAGACAACAAAAAAATGATTATGCGATACATTGCCGCTAAAGCCAGCCGCTATGGTTTTTTAGATAACTTGGTGATAGGCTCTATCAATGCATTAGATACAGCAAGGATAGACTGGAAGGATATCGCTATTATCAAACAAGGTATACACAATGCAGAATTACAGCTTCTTGCAGATTTACAAGAACCATAATACAATCAAACTGCATTAATCTGTTAGTGTAGTTGCGTTAACTGTAACACGAACAGTGCCATCTGCATTAACAGTGACCATATCTTTAGATTCTTCATCACGCTGTACAGCATCTTCCGCTTCTTTCTCATCGCTCCATTTTTCAAACGTGCTGTGAGCATAGGCAAACATAGTAGCTTCGCTGCGGTCAAATATACGAGCAAATGCAGTCAACTCTACCATGTCGTCTTTTTTATCTTCTGCTTCTACCCAGATGTTAAAGGGGAATTCAAACTGTTCAACTGTATCCCAAACGCTAGACAGACTGTCAGGATGTAGTTTAGGGCCACGGAACAGATATCCCATACCAAGACTAGGATCTAAACGGTCAACGGGATTGTATTCTAAGCCCGTACCAACAATCCACTGTTCTTTCTTGTATTTCAATTTGACGTCTTGACCAAACATATTGCCTGAGCAAGTGAGTTTGCATTTAGTACGAGCCATGTGTGTCTCCTAATTTTGATTCTTCTACTATAACAGATTCTGCCAATTGGTCAAGCAGTAAATTTGCATGATACACTTATTTTTGATTGTTATATTTTTTTAAGTAGTATCATGCAGTTGTTCTAAAATAAGATTGGCGTGTACTATTACCAGAACAGCATAGCTAATTGCATGACTTTTACGAAAAACGTATGTATCATTTGAACCTTTTGTCCATATTTCATCGCGAATGCTGTCAAACCCGCGACGTTCACATTGTTTTTGCAAGTGTCGTTTACCGGGACGTATCAACGCAAGTATCATTGCAATGTGTTCTATGCTTTGCGGTTTCAAACGTGCAGTAAGATCGCCATAGTTGCCTAAATGAAATAGCTGAGATACAAACGCAGGAATACCAAACACTGCCCAGTCAATAGGGCGGCGCATGAGATCCAACAAATGTGTCTCATCTCGCACTTGTTCATAGACACCCACATTCAAAAAGTCCAGTTTAAAGAATCCTTTAGATTCTGCAGATTCATAATCTACACTGCAAAGTCCCGTAACAGGATCTTGTGGCACATCGTGAAAATAAACACCTGTATTGTGTTTTGTAATTTTACCGTCTTTGATAATGCTAGCCGGAACATAATTCATACCAGCGAGCGCACGATCTCTATTTGCGAAATCAATGTCTATATCACCTCTGTTATGAATACGTTCCACGTTAGCCTCTATCAACTTTGTTGTTTATCATAGACTGTAGTCGTGTGATGTCGCGTGTGCGTTGACGTATGTGTTCGTCCATTCTATTCATATTTGTTTGCATATCTGTGATCATACGTTCTGTTGTACGCAGTCGTTGTTCTAACAGTGTAACATATTCAGCGTCGATAATCTTTAGTACATGCCCATCTATTGTAACTTCTTTGTGTACAGGTTTGGCAATCAGAGATATTTTCTTAGAAAGTGATTGCGGTTCTGCATCATCTTGACTATCGTCACTGCCGTACATGTTGTTGAGGTCGTCCATTTACATCCCTGCTTTCTTTAAAGTATCTTTTATAAATGTTGCACTTTCTTTATCACCCTTAAATCGCAAAGTCCAAGCAGCAATGGGTGCAACTTCTACAATCATACTTACTTGTTCTGGCGTACATCTTGCCAGCATGTCTGCTGCACTGTTTGCATTATATATCACCCAAGGACTAACTCTACCAGTTTTCACCCAATGCACAAGTTGATTGGTGTTCACTTCTCTAAAGAAATCCACCCACGACTTTTCATGTTGCTGTCCCCATTCTCGCATCAGCACTATTGCACGTTCCAATGCTTGTTCTGGACTTTCAGTACGTATAAGATCCTTTACATATTCTGCATAAACTACATCATGTGTCCACTTGTCTATTGGCAAGTTATTTTTGATAACATAGTCAATGAATCGTTCTGGTTCCGGTGCAGCAGTATCTAACAGATGTCTAGCGAATTTACTGAATGCAAGGTAATACCTACTATCGATAAATTCTCTATATGAACGTTTCTTCTTGGCACTGCCAAATTGGCCAGACAGTTCATAGAACCGCGACCATGCAAGAAATGCTATGCGACCTTGCGGCAAATCTTTCTGAAACCAGCGACGTTTTTTCTCACAGACATGATTTATCAATCTTAACTCGCTAGAGAATTCTCTATTACAGAACTCGCATTTGTGCAAATTAGGAATTACGCTCCATTTTTTTGCCATCTTCTACCAGTTCCTTAATTTCTGCTTTGCTGAGTCCAGCATCTTCACCAAGTTCGCGCAGCGTATTCTTATCATGCTTGCTTTTTAGTATAGCCAACTCTGTTGCGTTTATACCAGGATACAGTGTCATAAAAAATTCATCAACTACTTTGGTTTTGCTTTTTGCATTTTTTGAACCAAGATAGGGTCTATATTGTTTTTTACCTAATCCAGCTAAACACAACAACTTGTGTTGCAATTCTGTATGCTTGCCCAGTTCAAATAGAGATTTGTTTACCAACTCGTTGATAGCAATCACTGCATACGGAGCCTGTTGGCTCTGTGGACCAGCACTGGCCATGTATCGCATAAGAATAAAAGGACTATATGCCTTTTTCTCTTCGTCTGTTAAGTTGTTGTAATAGTCAAGATCTTGCCTATCCAGTGCCTGAAGCACGGAATCCAAGTTTAGTTTTTGTGTACCTGTAGATGCTTTTGCCATATCGTATTATACCTGACACTGTTAAATTTATCAAGTACAAGATTTGAACACATACTAACACATGGGCAGACCACTTACTGATAAATGGACAGGCACCAGCACCGGTGTTACCCCGGTGCTGTATCCGTTAGTACGGATAAACGGCGTCGTTTCTCGTGGTTATATACTAAAGCAAGTTGGTGCAGACAGGTTCTTAGTAGAATCAACGGCTGGAATGAAAAACATATGCAAACTAGTTAATACAGATCAGTTGCAAATAGATGGGCAAATGTGTTTGAGATTTACCGGAGTTGCAAATGGATTTGTCAAAAATCTAACAGATAACAAGCTGAGAGACTTTCACGGCAACAGCTTTTTATGGAATATCTACGCACCGACAGATTTTGAAGTATATGTGTACGATAATAGTGGGCATGCTGATAAATAAAAGTCAACAGCTAATGATTATGCGGTTACCCGCCGCGTAGCCTTAGAACGGCACAAACAAGGAGTAAACAAATGGGACGCCCGCTTAAAAAGCAATATTTTGTCAACGTCACAGCATCCGGCCAAGCAATTATTGGTAACGCTTGGGTAAACGGCGACACTGTGGCACGACCATGCTGGATTTTCAAACAGCTAACATCTAACAGCTACTACTGGTATTCAGTAGATGGCCAAGGCCCCGCAAGTGGTGGTCAAGCATATTTGGTAAACGGTGCTATTACTGGTCCAGGCCAGGCCAATATTGCCATATACCCATACGGTTCACAAGGTGGTGGTGCAACTGGCACTGCAAACCTAGGTGTATACAGTGGTACGGTTATTGTAAGTGGTACAGGTACTGTAGATTCAGACTACGGTGTAGGTAACGTATTACAAGTATCAGGTGGCACATATACTAGCAACCAACAAGCAAACGTAACAGTATCTTCTGTAAAAGTTCGTACAATTGCAGCAGCAGTTGGCGGATCAAATTACACAGTGGGCGATACTTTCACATTCAGCACTGCTGGATTCACTACTAATGCAATTATTACCGTTGCTGTAGCAAATACAACTGGTGCAGTCACCAGCGTTACAATTACAAACGCAGGTGTATATACTGGTGCTGCATTGCCAGCTGATCCTGTAAGCCCAACTTCTACAGTAAAAACAAACGTTAGTGCAACTGGTGCAACATTCAACATTGGTTGGGGATTGGATACATTCACTATTGCAAACGCCGGTGATTACACTGCTCTTCCTGCAAACCCAGTAACACTCGCAGGCGCAGTATCCGGCGCAGGTGCAACTGCTAACTTGGTATACAGTGTAAGTAGCGTACTTGTAACCAATGGTGGTTCGGCATTCGACCAAGGTGTTGAAGCAGAAGTGACATTTACTCCTGCTAACGGTGCAGCAGCAACTGGTACTGCAAACGCAGCAGGTTCTATTACCAGTGTAACTATAACCACAGCTGGTTCAGGCTTCACAGCTATCCCAACTGTTGCTATCAATCCACTGGATAGTGCATCATCTGCTGCACAGATATTCGATAACACTGTAACTAACTTTACAGGTCAAAACTACAAGTGGCTGACACAGGCTAACACCTTGCCAGATCCAACATGGGCACACTTGAACACTGAATAACTATTTGCCGGCGGTAGCAGGCAGACTCAGGCGCAACCCCTAGAAAGCTGGAGCGATCTAGGGGTTTCGTTTTATCAAAATTTCAAACTAATTTGCGAATGTCTAAGCTCTCAGGAATCTTGCCGATATCCTTGAGGAAGTATGCACATAGCGGTGCAGGTCCATCACTTAGAGGCACAGCCAATATCTGTCCATTTTTAAGTTTGGGGAAATACCAATTGACGTCGGGCCACAGATTGAGAACTTCCAGCTTTAAGAAGTGTGGCATGAATCCATTAATGGGATTGTAGCAAAATACATCAAAGTCTTTGTCGTTGAGATAGATCAGCGGCATGATTTCCATCTCGCCGCTGTTTTTATCCCCGATAATGACACTCCAATCCAATGGCATTTGTATATTCAAATTGCCTATACGCAAGTCTACACAGGGACTATTGAAACTTTCAAGGAATATCAATGGTATGAAATAGTAATCCACATTGGCTTGATCAGAATAATCTAAAACGCCGAAGCGTATATCTTCGGCGTTGTCTGGAATCTGGTTCAAGTTGAACGTTGTGTTATAATTTGTAAGTATTTTCATTTGCATCATTACTTATTGGTAATAATGCATTGCTACTAATAATTATTAAGTTAATCTGTCTATTTTTTCAAGTCGGCTAGCATAATATGATAATCGTGCCTGGCGCATCTTTTCTTTAGATTCAGCTGAATGCGGTTTACGAATCTGACCTTTTTTAGACTTGCTAATATTAGCTTTATGTTCGTCTGTAAATTTCATACCAGTACGACGTTCACTAATTTCAGCAGACCTTAATTGTTGGGATATAGATATATTTTTCTTATGTTCGTCCGTAAATTTCATACCTTTTCGAGATTCACTTATTTTAAATGATGTAGTGGCTACATTTGCTAAATTAGATTCTCGCATTTTTTGTTTAGTTTCGTCGGAATGTGTTTTACCTAACATACCACTGGGTTTATTAAGTTTAGATTTGGATATGTTTTCTATATGTTCACGGCTGAGTTTTTTACCTTTTAGGGCGTTAGCACTTTTAATAACAGATTCAGGTGAACGAGGTGTAGATATACCTTTATTCCATGGTATACGCCCTTTCATATGTTCGGACATACGTTGTTTCGATTCACTAGTATGTTTGCTACCAGTCCTTGCTAAGGAAATAGTATTTCGTATAAATTCATACTGTCTAGAAGTAAATACACGCTGCTGATTTTGATTGCATTGATTGAATTTACCTATAGCATACATCATTAAATGTTGCGAATGCCCGGCTGTCATTTTAATAAGCAATCGGTGACATATATAATGTTCTTTCGCAGTTAACAATATTAAATTGTTTTCATTTCGTGATAAGTCAGGAAATAAACACTTAGGTAGTATATGATGCTTTTCATAATATACACCGTTATATTTTTTTCTATTCTGTAATTTAGCGGTATTGATAATATTATCATACCATTTACTATATTTATTTTTCAGTAATTCCAAAACGATCTACCTTATTCACAGTAAAATCATATTTAGCCTGCTTATAGAACTGCTTACGCTTTGTAAGGTGCTTTGCACTAAATTTGCAAGTACTGGTCATATCCCATATTTGCACAAAGTCTTTGTCCTCTGCTTTGCGCAGTCCACGTCCGATACTTTGTATAACACGAACAAAACTTTTACCAGGTTCTATCAATACCAAATTGAACAATCTAGGCACGTTGATACCCACTGCAGCAACTCCGTATGTTGCAATCAGTGTTTGATCATCACTGACAGCAATGTTGTCATACTCAGCTTTGCGGGCTTTAGACTTTACTACACCACTTATAAATGCACTGCCTTCTATTAATTGCGTTAGTGCTTTGCCTGTTTCAAGTCTATCGCACAATACTAATGTGTTACCGCCTGCGGAAATGGCAGCGATCATATCGGCCATCCATTTGATACGATCCTTGTCAGTTGTTAAGAATTTAAGTTCTTCTTGATAATTGGTGTACTTGACAACTTCTTTGGTTTGCAATACGTTCACATGACAATTAGCAAG